TTATTTTGTCTTTGGGCGAGATGGATTAGGAATAGTAGGAAATTCTTGAAATTTAAGGGTCATATCTTCTTCTTTTTCTTTTGGTTTCGGTTCGGGAGGCTTTACTTGTTTTTGTGGTTCAGGAAATCCAAGAATATTTCTTATATGACGACTATCGTCTTCTGTATGAATCTCTACTCCTACCTTAGTTAATTCCGTCCAAAGTTTAACTATTTCTAATTGGTTCTGTTCATCAAGTGATTTGAATTTGAATTCAGGATAGCTTTCTTGTTCACCAAAATTTATAATTACAAGCTTTCTGATTAATTGTTCATTAATTACATCGGCAAATTGTCTGCGACGTTTCTCATTTCCTAATAGAAATAAGTCTATTTGTCCCTTACCTAATGCAAAGCTTCCTCCCTTAGTCTCATTTACAACACCACTCAAACTAGGAACTAAAAGAGATTTAGCAATCTGCAAATTATATTCTTCAATAGCTGCTTTATAATCAGTTGTCGTAGATCTTTTAGATTCTATTGTATCTAGCTTCACAGAATTAGGAGTGACAATTTCTGTTTTTTGTTGAATGCTTTTTAATATGTCTAAAATATCCGATGTTTCGCTTCTTTGAACAGCTGTCTCATCAAAAGTTGCATGAATAGGAGGAGTGCCAAATCTCTCTAAATAAATATTCCAAAATTTAAGTATATTATCTTTGCTCCACCAAGCTCTATATGCAGCTCGTAAATCCGAAACCCCATATGGATTTCTAAATTCGGGATTATTAACAAGATAAATCATTTTCCAAAGAGGAAGTTCAAAATCAACATCATGTACTGTATCTTGTTCGATTTTAAAAATTCTTCCTTTATCGTCAGTCCATAAATCTAGAGAATGAGGAGGAATAGTAAATAATTCTGATAACCATTGTTTCCCATTTTTCAACTTAAATACCATCTCTGTCATAGAGAAGCCATAATCAATAGCAGATAATATTTCCCACCAAGCATCTTCCAATTCTCCGCTATATTGTTCAAAGAGATTCTCTCGAACAAACTCTAAGATATCAGGACGATGATCGTCTTCTTGAACAATATCCCACCCAGTACCTAAAATTGCATATTTTATTAAATGAAGAGCGGCCTTAACTTGTTCATCGATACGCATTTTGTCATAGAGATCATAATTAGATCGCTTTTGCCATAAATCATCTGGGTTGTAAGGTTTAAATTCATACCCTTTATAAAGAGGTGAATCTGCAAAAGAAACTAATCTTTGAAGGTCAACACGAGGAACTGAAACAGGTAACGAAGCAGGATTTTTAAATTTTCCGTTATTCCTGTTGCTTACTTTTGATTTTGTTCTAGCCATATACCCCTCACTTATAATACCCATTTGTCAACGGGGGGTATGGCACTTTTTGCTATAATAACGCTAAAAAATTCTTTTAAAAAAAGCCAAAATAGGAGCTTTATACAACCTCTTGATGGCTTTTTGATGAATTTTATTAATTCTTTGTCTAGATATTTTTAATTCTCTAGCAAGAATAATTTCAGAAACATCATCAAAATAAATCTTTTGAATTATATATCTTTGTCTAACGGGAAGATGATTAATTGCTATTTTAAACAAAACAGTTCTAGAAGCACGCCAATCATCAAGAGTAATAGAAGGAGCAGTTTGTTCAGTATAAAACAAATTCCTAATTTTTTCTGGCGCAAGTCTTTTTACAATATAGCGCTCAAAAAATTCTTGTTTATCCATTATTTATTAAACTTTCGTTTAAATAACAAACTCCTAATAAATCCGTTAGTGCATCGGGATTAACTTGTGGATGTGGTGCATAAGCTAAAATAGGATTAATTTCTATGGCTTTTCTAAAATATTTAGCTGCCTGAGAATAAGCTCTCTTATCCATTGATAGATAAGCTAACTTAATCAAAATATTTTCATCATTTGGCTTTAACTCAAAGGCTTTTTTCATTGCTATTTCAGCTTCATCTATCTTTTTTAATTGATGCAAATAGAAACCTTTTAAAGCATACAAATCTCCATCATTAGGCAATGCCGCAATGGCCTCTTCCGCAACTTTTAGACCAGGTTCAGGGTGTCGTTGCAAACTAACTAATCGCATCCATGCTTCCTTGAAAGTTGGAAATATCTTTATTGCTGCTCGAAAAAGTTCCTGTGATTTATCATATTGTTGTTGAAGTTTATCTTTATCTGGTTTAGGTCTTTCATCAGCAGGTAATTTTCCATGAATAGGTTCAACAATAAAGGACTTATGCAATGCTTCCATCGCAAGATGCTTAATTTCAAAAGCTTTAAAATAAGCTCTCATATGATTTTCCATATCTTTATATTCAGGAAACTTAATCGATTTCTTGTTAGAAGATTTCTTTGCCAATAGAGTATAGCCATAGAAATATTCATTTCTTTTAACAATATCAAAACCAAGCCTTTCTAACATTGCATCTAAATGTTTTACAGTAAACAACGAAATATGTTCAGGCGCCATTATAACTTCAGGAACCTTACCCTTTACGATTTCTAACGTCGGAACAGCAATATAAAGCATCCCATCATTAGATAGCCTTTTTTTACATTCCTCAATTATTTTATCTGGTCTTGGAATATGTTCTAAAACATGATAAATAGAAATCAGATCAAATTTCTCATCTTCAGAAAAATCAGCTATATCATTTTCTCTAACATCCAATCCCCAATGTTTCCTTCCCCACTCTACTAATCCTTTTGTAAATTCACTTCCTATTGCGTCATGTCCTTTGTCTTTTGCCCATTTAACAAAATATCCTGTCGCACATCCTATATCTAAAACTCTTTTCTTTCCTTCTTCCAAAAAGTTTCCTACGAATGCTTTGTGAAATTCTAATTTCCTATTGCAAGTAATAACATTGGCAACTCTGCATACATCACGATATGCTCGATCGTAATATTTTTTAAGAGAAGCTGAACTAGGCTGTGGATTAATCATTAGCATCCCACATTTTTTACATAGACAATGCAAAACGCCTTTTTGCATATTTGGATTGTTTTTCCACAAAGCACTTATTTCTTGAAAATCTTCCCCTTTACATATTGGACATGGTACTGCTTCTACTTCTAATCCTTGATAAGTTAATGGTTGATTCATTTTTTATCTCCTTTTATAATTTTTATTTCTTGCATCAATTCTCTGAAAATTCCAAAATCTAATGCCTGTTTCTTATCCGACAAAGATTCTTTAGGATTGTAATGGACTTCAACCAACAATCCGTCTGCTCCGGCTGCGAGTGCTGCTTTTGACATTGGTATAACATACTCGGCATTTCCAGTTGAGTGCGATGGATCGAAGATGACTTTGAATCCTTTCTTTTTGAGTTCCACAATCCCCATAATATCGGGACGCCAACGAGAATCATTATGACGATCAAATGTAACAATCCCCCTTTCACAGATATAAAAATCCTTAACATCTTTAAGATAACTTGTTGCTCCAATCACTTCATCAATCGTACATCCAAAATGACGCTTAAGAATTAGTTTGGGTTTATTCTTGGCAAAGAATTTATTTGCCTTTTTTAACATTGTATAATTCTGCATTTGTCTAGCCGGAGTCCAAATAAAATCGAAAGAATTATAAGTATGGAAATCTTGACTAACTTCCGTAGCAATAGGTATAATCTTTTTTATTTCAAGCCACCATTTATCGTGAAACTCAAAAATATTCTCCTTTGGTTTTCTAGTTCCTTCCATTCTGAAAGGTTTAGCCCTAAAAACGTCACCTCCTTCTCCTTTTATAAATTCAGCAATTTTAATTGCTTGCTCTAAAGATTCAAATAAACACGGGCCTGCGATAACTAACGGCGTCATTTCTTTTGCCCCTTTATTTTTGTTTTAATCCATTCGTAAGTCTTTACTAATCCTTCATCAAATGACGTTTTAGCTTCCCAACCCAACAGCTTCTTCGCCTTACTAACATCTATTTCTTCATAAAAAGTCTGCCCTATTCTTTGATCGATATGTTTTATTTCACTATTGCTATTAGAAAGCGCCTTAATTTTTTCTGCCATATCTAAAGCAGATACAACTTCAGTTGTGGAAATATTTATCGTTTCGTTCTCGATGCCTCTTCCTTGTACAGCAACTAAAGCATCAACAACATCGTCTATATAAGTTAATGTTCTTACTTGTTTTCCATTTCCATGAATAGTAAGAGGCTTTCCTTTTAATGCTTGAGCAAAGAAGATATAAACTCCCAAGGCTGGCCTCATTCTGGGCCCATAAGTAGTGGGAATCCTCAAAATGTTATATTTTAATCCATAACTCTTTGCATATCCTTTTATAATATTCTCCCCAGCTAATTTAGAACAAGCATAAATCTCTGCCGGATTAGGTAATTGTTTCTCATCTGATGGATGAATCTCTTGATTTCCATAGACACAACAAGTAGAAATGAAATTCAATTTAATCTTTTTTTCCGAACATATATTGGCAATATTAATCGTACCAAGAACATTAACTCCCATTGAGCGCATAGGATACTGCCTCATATAATTAAGATCAGCAATTGCAGCAAAATGCCAGACTTCATCAATTCTCTTATCTAAAAGCTTTATTAACAAATGCGTATATTGGTTAATATCCTCTCTATCTTGAACATCATAAGTAAAAACATTATTTTCTTTACCTTGAATCTTTTCCACAAACTTTGATCCTATGAATCCTTTTCCTCCGATTACTAAAATATTAGACATTTAATTCCTCCTCTTTTTCTTTAACAAAATCATTTAATATTTTTCTTTCAGTTTCTAATGCTTCCTTTTTTACAGACAAACTATCTCCGTGTTTTCTATAATTCCATAAAGCTTGTGAAATATGCCCTATTTCAAACCTTGCCAAAAACTTTAACCAGAAATCTAAACCATCCCTACAAGATATAGCTTCGTTATAACGAATATCATTCCACGCATTTCTTCTTATTAAAGCACATGCTGGATGCGGGGGTTTCATCAAAGAGGCATCTATTTTGGCATCTCCTTCGTTGTAATCACTGTAAACTATTCCCTTATTTCTATGGATCTCTAAATAATTACACATCACCTCCAATGTGTTTTTTTCTAGCCAATCGTCAGCATCAAGGCGTAACACATATTCACCTCTAGCCTCTGTAATAGCTTTATTAGAACTTTTTGTTAGTCCTAGATTCTCTTTGTTATAAAAAATCTTTATCTTATCGTCTATTGCATACTTACCTAACACATGACATGAATTATCATTAGAGCAATCATCGATTATTATTAACTCCCAATCTTTAAAAGTCTGATTTTTAACCGATTGAATAGCTTCGTCTAAATATTCGCCATAATTGTAATTAGTGATATAAACTGATACTTTAGGAAGTCTATTTATGTTAAGCAGGTGAGGCTTACTTAACATAAATTTTTCTATTTCGTATATAGGAATTGGTTTCCCACAATATAATTTCTTAAATATAATTTCTATCAACATAAAATCATCTGTGTAATCCAATGCCAATCTATATTCGAGAGGAAACTCTATAAACTTAAATGGCTTACGCTTAACGTAATATCTAATGTGCTCTCGACGAATTAAATGTTTAGTGTGCTCAGCAGCTAGCTTTAAGGCTCTAATCGCTATGACTTCACTATCGGTTCCTCTCGGAGCTAGCGGACATTCTGTATGATCTGCTTCATTATGCAAATGATGCTCAATCAGGGATTCCATAAGTTCTACGTTCACAAAAATATCGTCATGAGTCATACGTACAATATGCTCAAAACCATAATGATCTGCACAAGCTATAATTCTTCCTAATACATCCTCATCATCAATCTTTTCATCAAAGAAAGTTTCTATTCCTTTAGACTTTGCTTTTTCGATTAATAAATCTTTGTTTTTATCCGTTGCAGAGACAGCAACGATAGTTTTGTATATACTTGTCTTAAGCCGATCTAACATATGCTCATAACAACTTTGACCAGCAACTTCTCTTAAGATTTTGTTAGGAAATCTTTGAGATCCTGTCCTAGCACATAAAATTATTCCTATCTTTGACATTTATTACTCCTCTTTTTTATAGCCCATTTCTTTTATACAAACTTCAAAATGATTTTCACTAATACAACGGACAATTTTTAATAAATTTCTCAATGAAATATTCTCACCTGAATCTAGGTCACATAAATAAACATCATGCGTTGCCATTTCTTCTGGAGTTAGTATTCTACAAATTTCTTCACTCATTTATTTCTCCTTTCCAGCAAAAAAGGCGATCCTTGTAGAGTTTCCCCTACAAAAACCGCCTATAGGCTTTCTGCTGGTTTATTTATACTCGGTTAGCTAGACCGAGGTTATTTAATTTTTACAAAGTATACGTAATCTATCTATCATTAATTCCAATTTCAAAGGTGCCCCTTCTTTTCTATAAAACATTGATTCTTGTTTATTGATTTTAAGTTTAACATCTTTGAGAATTCCAAAATTATCAATTATTCTTTGTAAATTATTGATTATTTTATTTTGTATTTCAATCCGCTCTTTAAGTTTTTTTATCTCTTTATTTCTTCCAAACATAACTCTCCCTCGAGAAACACGACTTGCAAGGTTCGTAATTGAAACCAATTTTTGTTTTTAGACCTCGGCGGATAAAAGAAAGAGTATTTTTATCCCAAACTTCTTTTAATGTTTTTTCTTTTATGTTTCCTAAATTATATTTTCCGTCCCACATACAACAACATGGATAAATATTTCCTTTCCAATCTATTAATAATCTCCTCCAAGGCATAAAACAATTCTTTCTTCCAACAGCTATAAGATCTCCTAAGACATAATTCCCCTCACTTCTCTGCATCGCTGGCCCTACTTTTGCTTCAATTCCCATTTGCTTAAAATATTTAATAAAATCATCAGCCTCGTTTTCATTTAACTCCTGGAGCCTCATTTGAGCCACTAGCTTAACGTTTGGATGCAAAGTGGACATCTTCTTTATATTTTTTAAAACAAGCTCTAAATCGCCGTGCTTTCGTATTTTTGCATATATTTCTGGTTTTAAACTGTCTATTGAAAAGATACAAGTTGTTAAATTGCCTAAATGATAATTTAATTCGTCAGGATAGTTGCCGTTAGTATTAATCATTATATCGACGTAACCAAGTTCTTTGGCTAGATCGATAGCTTCAGGGAGTCGTTTGTAGAGTGTTGGTTCACCTCTCCAGTTCATCTTAATTGAGTAAGCTCTTTTGGGAAACCAACAATTCGGCCTTAGAATTGCTCCTGGAATATCTTTATCTTTAAACCATCCAGCCCCTTGATATAAAAGTTCTTTTACTAATTCCCATTTCATATCTCCTATCGGAAAATTCTTTGGTTTCTCCCCATGAGGGCACATGTTGCACGCTAAATTGCATCTGCTGTTTAGTTCTATATCCAAGTGAATTGGAAACTTAGGCAACCAATAAGGAGCAAAATCCCATTTTCTACGGTATAGCCAATACTTAAAATTCATTAATTAACCTCAAAAATATTACTAGATCTCGATTGATCCACTGGCAATAATTTACCACAGATCGGACAATATTTTATTGCAGAAGCATATTCATCATTTGTTAATAACCAAATATTTTCATCTTCATCATAATAAATATCATAATATGCTTCCCCATAAATAGCAGATTTTATATTTTTTTCTTCTTTCCAACATCGATGTTCTTCTTCATTTTCAGAATTATCCATTTCTCTTTCCCTCCATTCCCCTTATAATCTCATAAGCCTTAACAAAGTCTTCTAGCCTAGCTCCTTTTTGAAAACTGATAATCCATCCATTTAACTTACGCTTCTCATCTATGATGCCATAATCAATAGCCCAGATCTTTTGGTTTCTTATTAGTTCAGGCAAACAATTGTTCATTTTAACTCCTAATTTTAATATGCGTTTGCAATCGCATTCATCCTCGTTACAATAAGGACATTTTAACGGAACACCCCGCATTAACTCATCTTCGTCATCCTTCATTCCTCAACCTCTATTTCTTTTGATTCCCAACTGATAACATTAAAAGGACAATCTTGCTTCTTCTCCCACCATTGACTTCCTCCATAATTATAATATTCAGTCCATATTTCTATTCCTGAAGCTTTTACTTCTGCCTTATATATTTCAGGTCTCCATAAAGTTATCTTTTTCTTTCTAGGTTCCTCTTCATATTCCTTACCAGTAAAAGGACTCCTATTAAGCAAATTTTTCTTTTTTAATACTTTGGCATAATCGCCTACAACATTTTCCAAACTAGGCTTTTCTTCTACTACTTCCCAATCATCTGCTAGAAGATCATCAGTTATAAAGACTCTTCCTTTTCCTCGAATTGAATAATTTGGCAGTTTCGGATTATCTAACCAACATCTTCTTCTGATTTTTGCTCCATTTTTCCAATCTAAAAATACTTCTTCAAATTTCATTGTTTAGTCTCCTATTTTAGGAGCTGGCGACATGGGCCTAAAGCCAACTCTTTCCAACTCCATTATTTATTTCCAAACCTTTCGCAGATTTTCTTGACACTGCTAGGTAACCAATCGCAAATCCCATGTAAAAAAATACCATAAAGTATATTATAAGGAGAACCAAATATCCTTAACACTTCTTCCTCATCCAATTTCTCTAGTATAGGCACCGTGGGAAGTCTACCTGCTTCTACCTCGGTCAACAAAGTATCGGAATCTATACCATCAAAATTATTCTCATCTAACCATTTCTCAAGTATCTCAACAGGTATTGCTCGCTTCATATATCTCCCTCCCATAATTTACGTTCTTCTAACAAATCTTTATGAACTTGAAATTTAGGTTTCTCTAAATATTCTTGTAATATTTCATTTATTTCTTTGTGAGTAAAATTCGCAATTATTATGCCCGAACATCCTCTAGGACAATCTTCAAAATTGAATAATTCCCACAAATCGGTGTTATTATTAAATAAAAGTTTTAATTTCACCAATCCATACTCTCCATCGTCGCCACTCTTGGCGTAAAATCTTTCGTCACCCTATCGTAGTCTTTTAAAAGCTTTTGTCTTATTTGTACACTGGCTAGTCTCTTTCTCCCCCAATTAGCCATCATAATCACATCTCCATAGTCAGGAGAAGATAATCCTCTCTTCCTCATCTCATCTTTACTCTCTATCTGAACCTTACCTTTTGAAGTATATTTATATTTAACCGAAGATAACTCTGATGATTGTCTTGCATGAGGCATTAAAGCTAAATCTCCTTTAGGCCCAAGAGCATCCCTTAAATCCCACCAAGCTTCAGCTCTTAGGTTACTAAACTCTTCTTTAGAAGAAGCAGAACCAGAATTAAAGCCCCATGCTCCAGTACCTTGTTCATTCACTCTATCCAACACTCCACCACCAACACCAATATCGTCAATCACAACTAAATGAGGATGATATTGTTTAAACAAAGCTCTAGTCTTTCCTGCTATCTCCATCGTATCTTTTCCATGAACTCCTTCTAAGTGAATTTGTTTAGACCCTTTTAAAATCGTAAATGTTGAATCATTATCTCCAAATCTAGCTACGTCAACAGCTAGTACCATTTGTCCATTATCGTTACCTATTCTCTTTTCTGCTTTCTCAATCCATGAAAGAGGAATAAGGGTATCAGTCCCTTCTTCTGGAAACTCTCCTAATACCTTTGCTTGGAATAGAGAGTTTCTGTATCCCCATGATTCGTATCGATCTATTATCCATCTTGCAGTTACTAAATTAGGATTAACTACTGCTTGAGGATTCTTATAATAAAGCTCTTTTAACCTCTCTAAGTCTTCTTGAGTGTTGTTAAAATGTCCATAGACTCTAATATTAGGGCTATCTAGGCAAGATAGATGAATTTTGTTCCATTTAGGATCTTTGTTGATTTCAAAGAATCTTCCTGAAGGAGACCCCGGATTTCCTATAACTAACCACCTAACAAATCTTGATGTCATTAGTCCTTCAGCAGCATCATAGATTTGGGGCAATATTCCAGCCCCTTCATCAAACACAACTAAGATATGAGGAGAATGATAACCTTGAAAACGATTAACGTCGTCTTTAAGCGTATCTTTTCTAGTTGTAAATCCTGTCGCAAACCATTCTTCTTGAATCTTTATTTTTGTCTCTAATACTTTGCCTAATAAAGGCATCTTAGAATTTCTGTGCTGTTTGCCTATTTCTGTCCAAAGCAACTCTTCTACTTGTCTAGCTGTAGGTGCTGTAGTTATAACCTTGGATGGAATAAAGATATGAAGGAAAGAAATAGCTAATCTTGCAGCAGTCCATGTTTTACCTAATCCATGACCACTTCTTACAACGGTCTTTTCATTTTGCCACACAGATTCCATAATCTCCTCTTGTTTATCCCAAGGTAAGTCACCACCTATAATTTCATTGCTGAAAAATAAAGGTGTCTTGCGATTAATTATCTGTAACTTCTGTTGTCTCTGCTTCGACAATTCTGCCATAGTATTCATCTATCTTTGCTCCTAATCCTACAAAAACATTTATGATATTGGTTTTTTGTTCTTCTTTCTTTTCTTCTTTAAAGTCTCCTCTTAGTTTGCAAAGTGTATCTAAAAATTTATGTTGAGTTTGATAATCAGGTATATCGATAAAGTCATCTGAAGTACCATGAATCTTTTTTGCTTCTAGACCTTCTTCTATTTTAGAAGCGATCTTTAATTCGTTAAGTCCTTTTTTGTCTAATACCTCTTGAAGGTATGAGTTATATTTGGTTATGTTCCTACAAGCAACAACTTTAGCGCACTTAGGAGAATAGCCAGCTTTGATAGCAGCCTCTTTAGCAGTCTTAACATTCTTCTTAACTAATTCTCTAAAGAAAGCTTTTTCTCTTTTAGTTTTAGGTTTTTTAATTTTGTCTTCGTTCAATTCTCTTCCTTAGTCATCATTGATATTAGGGCTTGTACCTGAAACTGAAACATCGATCCTTCTGTTTCTTTTATATTCCATTTCTTCCAAGTATTTGACAACGTTGCTTCCATCATCTCCTTACAAACCTCAACAGCATTAGCTTTTATATCCTCAAAACGCACATAATGATCATTGGTGAGCCGATCTAATTTGAACGAAATCTCCTCCAACTTCTCCTCACTTATCACTAATAGTTTCATCTTTTCACTCCTATTAATCCATTCTCCAAAAGATAGATAAGCATTTTGGCTCTGGCGTTGGCTTCAGTTAAGTTTTGTTCACGGCAAAAAGGTTTAGTGGTAGTAGGCTTTTCAAAATTAGAATATTCAATTTTATAATATCTGAAAGGTTTTTCTCCTTCTCGATATTCAAATAAGTAAGGAATTCCAATATCCAATTTAATATAATTCGGCAACATCTCTCCAAGCTCAGCTACAGTGAAGGCGGAATAACTTTCAGGTAATTTTTGAAATTTGATTGTAATTGCTTCTGGTCTATATAAATAAACATTCCAGTTTATGCTTTTATCATAGGAAGCAATAACGCCTTTTTCTGCTGGTTTGAATTCTAATTTAGACCACCACCACAAACTATCTTGCTCCACCCCTAATTCCTTTAGCTTTTTAGCAAGTTCCAAATTACATACTTGTTCTTCTAGTTTCATTTCTCTAATTCCTCGAATATTGCTTTGGCTAATCTTTTTTTCTGCTTATTATAGTTATTATCTCCATCTATATCACCAAATTCTCCTATAGACATACTATGATATTCACAACCTAAATATGTTTTATCTATTATCTCTTCTAATCTAGCTAGTGTGATGGTTTTAATTTCCGTTGAATCAGAAGTATAAGTTTCACAATCTTCTAAAATAGAACATGCTTTATATCTAAACTCTTCACTTTCTTTTTGTATTTTAATTCTGCGCTCTTCACTCTTGCTCATCTAATTCCTCCTGTCCATAAAAAATAATACTTAATTTCGATATTCCTGATCCTTTTAGCGCTTCCTTTACTTTTTCAATAACACTATAATAATCTGGCGGATTATGCCTATAATCTTCATAATAAGATATTAGCTCAACCTCGGTGCCATCATCATTTATTTGTCTTTCGTAATTCGCCCTCATCTATCTCCTCCTATTCTATTCAAAAATCAATTATCAATTTTGCATTACAACCTTTGTGTGATTTTTGCACTGCTTTCTTCTCCATCTAATCTCACAAAATTTATGCCTTTTAATGCAGTCATAATTTTAATATATTCCTCAATTTCTAATTTTTCCTTTCCTAAATATTCAAAAGTTATATGAGCAATTGTCATAATGTTACCTCCTTTTCTATTCTCAAATTATAATTATGAAGATTTTTCCATATTTTAATAGCCAAAATTTTAGCATGTTTATTTTTATCGGCAGGCATATTTCTTAACCATTCTGCCAAATCTTCTGCTAAAGCTCCTTTGCCTCTTCTCGATATTTGTTTTTTTTCTTCGATAAAAAGTGTTTTCTTTTTACATTTTGGACAAAACATCGTTTTTAAATGCCCAGGTAATCTATCTCGCCATAATAAACGTGGAATCTCTCTACGTTCGTTACAAACTGAACAATTTAATATTTTAATTTTTAATTTTACCAAAAGACCCTCCCTTCCTATTTTCTTCAGTTAAATAACACCTCTTGACCTAATCTTTTTGCCGCTATTTCACAATACTTTTCTTCTATTTCTATGCCTATATATTTTCGTCCTAAATCTTTAGCTGCTCGGAGTGTTGTGCCTGAACCTGCAAATGGATCAAGAATTAAATCATTTTCTTTTGTAAATCTTTCTATAATACCTCGTATCAATTTTAAAGGCTTTTGCGTTGGATGCTTATATCTTTTTTCATGATTGCTTTTATCTCTTAGAAAACCAGCCCACATACAATGAAATAAATCATAACCTTTTCGTAAAGTTGTAGATGCTATTTCAACAGGAGTTGTTAATCCTCTCCAATTAATCTGTGGCTGTTTATCCCAAACAATCCATCCTGTTGCTTTTTTATCATAAATATAAGGAAATCCAAAAATCAATCTTTTTTTAAACTCAAATAAAAAAGTTAAATCTAATTCTCCTTTATCGTTTGTTATTTTTTCATCTGTTAAATTTGCTGGTGTTCCTTTAGCAAGATGAATCTTACTAAGAAATCGAGGATCATAATTTATTCCATAAGGCGGATCAGTAATTAAAATAATTTTTTCTTTGTCAGTTTTTAATTTCTTCATAACCTCAAGACAATCTCCGTGATATAATACACCAGAATCATCTTCCCAATAAGGTTTCATCTTTTTCCTCCTAATTCACTCACTCAATCTCCACACTCTTATCTCCTACGAATAGATTCTTCCCAATTAGGAATTAACCGTTTCCATTTCGCAATCGCTTTATACTCATCCTTGGCAATAATCTCTATTTTTATATTAGGATAATATTTAGCCATTCTTTTTAATTTTGTCTTGCTTGATTTATCCATCCATCCTTTTACTTCTACATATCGATCTTCTTCCGGCAAGTAGAAATCTGGCGTATAACTTCTATTTCCTCTTTTGATATTTTCAAACCAAAAAGTTTTTGATTCAAATTCCCATTTAATACCAACAAAATTAAAATATCTAGCAACATTAGCCTCCCAACTACTCCTAAAGAAAGTATCGTTCAGGTCTTTTCTTTTTCCTTGGTTACTTCTAGAATAAAAACTCCCATTTTTTTTAAGCCTACGATACATTTCTTTGACTCCCTTATCAGACAGAGTTTGCCTACCTTTTTCTGTCATTCTATGAATCCTTCCTTTATAAGCACAAGCAAAAGAACAAAATTTTCTTGGATATAATTTATAATGCTCGACCTCTTTACCACAAATCAAACAATTTATTTTTCCCCTTGATTCTGGTCTTGAATTAATCCTTCTTAAGACCATCTTCTGTGCTTCCGATATTTTCCTCTTTCCCTTCTGCGCTCTCCCTACTTTCCGACCATTTTCCCTAGCCATTTTCATCATTTTTTCTCTATCAGTTTTCCATAATTTTCCTAAAATACTCTTTTTCTTCATCAGCACAGAATGTAATGGTCTTTTCTTGCCAATTTTTGATTTATCAGCACAATCTCTTGAACAATATAAAGCAAGACCTCTATTCACTTCTTCTTGTTTTGCCATGAATCTTTCGTTGCAATATTTACAAATTCTTTTCGCTTTTTTATATTTACTCATTTTTCTAATTTTCCTTAGTCATCAAAAAAGGTCAAATAAGCAATAGCCAAGAACATCGCAAGAACTAACAAAGGAATGAAACACATAATTAATCTTTCCAAGTTAATCTACCTCCTTTACGGAATATTCAAAGCCTTTACTAGATTTTTGTGCTGTTCTTCTAGTATCTCTATTCTCTGCTCCAGGTTGTCCCAAGCTCCCAATTTCTGATCTAGACTTAACATAGCCCACGCTTGTACCGCCAAATATATAACCCAAGCGATTGTAAAAGAAAGAATACACGTTACTGTTATAGCTATTAGATTTTGTTTTATCCATTTCATATCACATTCTCAGAAGACAAAACACAGATTTGTTCTCTATCTGTCCATAAACATAAACTAATATTATTTTTTTTAGCTGATTTTTTAGCACATTCTTCAGCTTCAGTTAAATTTGTGGTGCTTAATAATAGTCGTTCTTTTACAAATTTTTGTTGTTTAGTATCAATTTCTTCATACCAGACGTAATATTGCCTAGGCTTAGAAACTTCTATTTGAGGATAGATGCTAACGAATTGTTTAATCATATTTCCCTCCCTATGTTAGAAAGCATTTCTTTAACTTGTTCAGGCATAGGCACACTTTCAATTGCTTCCTGTGGTGGTTCGAATTTAGGTAGTTTTGAGCTATTTTGTTTTTTAAGCCATTCCCAAGGTTTAATTTCTTGAAGTTTTCCCGCAGTTTTATAAATATGAGTTTCTATCTCTTGTGCTGTCCAACCATCTTTGAGAGCCGAGGAAACCCAAAATTCGAATTTCCCAAGTTGTTTAGGATAAGCCTTAAAGAAATCCCTGTTTTTAGATCTTAAAAGAATTCTTAATTTGTCTCCCTCTTCTTCTTTATCTCCCTCTTTATCTATATCTAGAGTGCATTTTTTCGGAAGAGCTCCGGAATTTCTCCGTAGCTTCTTTAAAGTAGTGTCATCAAGAAGCTCTCTAAATTTTGGTATAAAAAGAGTAAAATTATCACCCTCCAGGGAGCCTTCATCAAAGACGAAGCGACCAGACTTTGCAATGTAATCCATAATCTTTGTGAGGACTTTAAGGTGAAATACGCACAACTTCGTCTTAAGATAACGCCAAGATAGTGACAACTTCCACCCTATTTCAGGGCTAAACTCTCTGGCATATATCTCCAATGTGCCGAAAAATACTGTATATCCTTTGGCTCCCCACTTGTGCATTAAGTCATGTACAAAAGGATCATCTAAACTATCAGAAATATGCTTAAACCACTTCATGATTCATTTCCTTCATAACTTCTTTAAGACGTTTTTTACCATTTTCGAAGCGTTCTTGTTGTGTAATTGGTCGATGTCTGCCACCATATTCTTTAGCTAATTTTTGTCTTTCCCAAAAGGATTGAGTCTTTGGATAATGATAATTGCGGAGATCTTGAACTGCTCTGCGAACTCTGGGCATATCTATTTTCTTGAGTTCATTTATAACATCATTAGGAATATCAGGATATTTAAACTGAACGAAATCCCAAATAATAGAATCTTCTCTTTTGTGGACCTCATCCGGTTGATTCTTAAAAAATTCTCTTACTTGATTGTAGTAATGACCACAATACGATCTAACATCAAATACAGCCATTTTATGGCTCCTTTCTATTTATCTTATTTTTTTATAACAATAAAGCACTCCATTAATATCACATAAAAGACCATATCCTTTGCGCCATACTTTCATTCTCTCTTTTGAGTGTTTTATATATTTCTTAGCTAAAGATAAATCTTTGCAAACTAAAATCCTTGCCTCTAATGCTGCATCCCATGCTGCATCCCTTGCTGCATCCCTTGCTGCATCCCTTGCTGCATCCCATG